TTTATTCCTGCACGAACCGCAGCACCCGTACCATTAGCAACATTAAAATTATTATCTGTTTCTTTAGTGGTACTATTGACTCTTGCCATTTTTACAATATTTTATTTTATTTTATCACCCCTTACCAAATCCGACAGCTTGATAAGTGAAATTCCTATCAATCGAAGCATTTGATGAATTTTTAAAGTGAACAGTAAATCCTGTACCACTAATATTTGATAATTCAAAGAAATCTCCAGAAGTCATGTTCTGTGCAGTAATACCGATAGAAGGTAAATTTGAATTTACTCCACCAATAGCAGAAGTTCCCGTGAAGAAAGAATCTGTAAATGTTATAACTTTAGCTCCTGCTCCAGATGCAATAGTTGTTGTGCTTTGTTCAGTTCTCCTTTGGAACGATGCTGTATAACCTAACTGGAATACTCTTATATCCTGGTCAGGATCTTTACTTGTTAAATTAACTTTAAATTTAAAACCTCTACCTTTATATGTTCCATTGGCAAATGTTTGAAAAGGTCTATATGTAGGCGATCCAGAAGAAGGGTCATCTTGCGTAACGGCTACTTGCATTTCTGCGTTTACTTCTGTAGCTACATCACCATCAAAAGTACCAGTGGTAGGAAATCCTAATTTTCTTGAATCAAGTAAATCAGAAGGAAAAAATGCTTCTGTTAAAAAATGACGTTTTAAATCAAGACTAAATATCCCACCTAAATCCAAAAATGTTGCACCAGGTGCACCTCCAAATTCATAAGTACCAAATGGTTTTATTCCACCAAGATCATCTAAAGAACCTACATCATCAAATGTTCCAGCAATAATTCCACCAATATCATCAAATAAACCACCACCAACTAAATTTAAAGAGTTTGTTGTAGCATCAAAAGCCACATCAGTTTTTGTTCCCTGAAACTTTGGAACGTCTAAATCTTCTCTTCTAGTTAATGCAATTAAAGGTGCAAGATTATCAGGTAAATCTAAAACAACACTTGCTTCACCAGCACTGAACCTACCTCCGTCATCTTGAAACTTCAAAATATACTCTCCTTCGAGAAGGGGAACTTCAGCACTTGTTGTATTACCAGCTAAAGCTTCAATAAGATCAGTTGCATTAGAGAATGTACCCGTTCCATCATTCTTTGTCGTGTGTCTTACATAAACAAGACCACCATGAGTAACATCTAAATCAACTGATAAATTCCAACGTAGTCTTACTAATTTATCATTTATAGGTTCTGCTGTTAGACCAGTAACATCTCCAGGTATAGCAGTTTTTCCAAAGGCAGTGAACGAAAAAGTAGTAGGTTGTGCCGAAGGTTCAAATATTGAATTTAAAGAAAATAATCTAAATTCATATTGACCTCTTTCAGAATCTAAAATAGAAACATCTGTACTTCTTGTTCTAATAGTCGTATAGTTACCATTATCAATTCTGTACTGCAATTCATAAGCAATAGCTCTAGTAACAGGAGTAAAACTAATATTCAATTTTGTTCTGGCCCTTGTTCCTTCTACATAAAACTCTTCCTCAACGAAAGGACTTCCTGGACTTTCTACAAGCTCATTTAGAACTGTAATGTTTCTAACGGGAAGAGCCGATCCATCTTCTATAAATGCAAATTTTCCTGGATTATATGCTGTTCCGACTATTGCATAATTATCTTCAGCCTCAATAACACTTGCAACTCTCCATTGAGTAGTCTGTAAAGTTGTATTCTGTAAGATCCAAACGCTATTTGAATTTGGAGCAGCACTAAAAGCAGAAGATACATTAATAACAGCACCAGAAATTGAAGCTATATTTTTAGTTTCAACCGATCCATCTGGCATAACAACACTTAGAGTTGCGTTGTTTGTTGCATCTAAATCTGTTGAATTAACATCGTCTACAGTTACAGATGTAGTAGTTGCAGATTTAATTCTGCCTCCTCTTCTAAGCCCTGCTCTTACTGGATCGCTTACTTCAATAACCTGTCCTGGCCTTACAACTACTCCTTCTGAAATACCTGTAGTAAAACTAATAGTTTCTGTAGAATTTTGTTCTTCAAAAAGTATAAATCTACCTACTCTTCTAGCTTGATTTCTTGAAGTACACCCAAAACCAGTAACTTTTTTATGAATAATTCCATATTTATTTTTAGCAGTGGTATCTTCTACAGTTTCAAAATTTAATTCCTGATTATCCATGTCAAAATAAGACACAGAAACAACAGTGGATCTTGTTTTTAAGCTTGTTCCAGAATATCCAAAACCTTCAGAAGTTACATTTGACAAGTTAAATAAATAACTGGCGTCTGTTGGTCTGTCTTGACTTAAGGTTAATGATCCTGCACTCCAAAACATTAATCCTCGCATAACAGAACTTAAGGATGCAATTGTTTGAAAAGCATCTTCTCTTTTTTGAAGGATTGTATTACAGCTAAATCTAGGCTCTTGACCTCCATTCCCATCATCAACTAATTCAGAAGAATATACAGAAGCACTATAAAAAGCAAATTTATCTAATTGTGATTCTGTTATATGATCCCCTAATCCATAACGACTATTAGTAACAAGATCAAATAAAATCCAAGCTGGATCGGAACACCAATGCTTCGCTGTAGTAAGCGTTCCATTAAAATTGCCAGTATAAGTTAATCTTCCATTCGTTTGATCTACAGTTGCATTATGAGGTATTTTAATTTTGACACCACGCAACTTAAACATTCGACTTGGAACACTTGAAAACTGTTCAGAATCAAAACGTAAATAAGCATGAGCTATGTCAGGATAAGGTCTTTGTTCATCAATTATTTCTGTAAATGATGCAAAAGAAAATGAAGTTCTTATTTTATTTGAATCATTATCATTTGTAATTCTTTCGACTTTTACCTGAATTGGAAAAGGAAGATTAGTCTCTAAATTAATTCTATAATCTCTGTTATATGCGTTAGTAGCTTTACCTCTTACCGTATCTCTAAATCCATATTCTGTTCCATTATTATCAATTATTGTTATTAAAATCTCTACAGATTCACCTAAAGTTTTACCTTCATCATTAATTCTTTGAAGTGCGTTCCAACGTAATGTAACTCTTACCGCATCTATATTTGAATTTGTTATCTGTCTTATTACTGGCTGACTTTTAGTTACCTGAACATTTACAGCAGTTTCAGTCTCAATATTTTTAAGTCCTTTAATAAATGTTTGATTTGACGTTCCAAAACGAGGTTCAAATGTAATATTTTTAAAATTAAAATCTGCATCTTGTATGTTAGACGGATTAGCACTACCTCTTACTATCGGGGTTTTACCTAAATAAATATCTTTTAATGCTGCTTTGTTATAGGCAGCACTACCTTTTGTAAGTCCAACTGCGGATGGGAAACCTTCTATTTCTCCTTCACTTAAAACATCTAATATATTTACAAACTGCTTACTTTCTAAAGCATCATTGGAACGTGTAGTATTTTGCAGTCCTATTAAGCCTGTTGTTTGATTAGAAATAGCACCAATAATTTGATTGAAAAAAGGCATTATGTATTCCCCGTAATATCTTCTGTATCAATCCCTGCGGAAACCACTAACGAACCAGTAAATATTTCTCCGTAAACTACTGGTATTGCTATTCCTGCTCTACTTGTATTCTGTACTCCACTAAAAGAAAAGTTTTGTGTCTGTGGATCGTCTGATACACCAGGAGGTGTGGGTGTTGGACTAATCATCTGCGATACACCTGATAAAGCCATAAATATACCAAAGTTTCCTGCTGCTGCTGCCAAACTAGCACCTAATCCTGCTGAAGTTGCTGTAAATCCAAGTCCAGCACCACCAAAAAATCCTGATCCAGCAGCAAATGTACCAAAACCACCCGTAAGTCCTACTGCTGCTACTATTGCTACTCCCGTCAAAACTCTCCCGATACCTTTAAATAAACCTCTTGCTCCTGTAATAACGGGTACTATTTTGATTTCTTCCTGACCTTTTGGATTAAATAATTCTGTCTCATCAATCTCATAATTACCAACTTTGACACAGTAACTTTGCTCCATCATGTGTCGTTCTAAATGAGGATAATTAGCTAGTAAAAATTTAAAAGCATGAATTGGTGTTGTTATCTCAGCATCAAAAGTACGTTCTCCAAGAAATTTAGCTAATCTTCCGTAAACTTTTATTTTACTGAGCATAGCGATACCTCTTCTTTGTCCATTCTATATACTTTTGGTCATAAATTTCTCTACAGCTAAGTCTTTTCACACAATGATGAAGAATAGTTTGATCTCCTATATACAAAGCTACATGACTTAATTTGTGTTGTGATGAATCCATAAGTAAAACATCTCCAACCTGTAAATCAACATTATCATCTAATTGAATAAAACCTGAACCAGTAATAACTTTCTCAAAATATGGATTTTGTTCAAATTCTTGAGGGCTGTTTGGTCTAGGCCAATGCTTTATCTCTATATTTTTCTTTTCTTTATACCAATCAGTAACAAGACTCCAACAATCCTGTATATCCCATACCCATTCTCTTCCTATTAAGCCTTTTTTATAGCCAGAAGGTTCAAAATAATGCCATTGCTGTGTTTCTGGAGTGACAATATAAAAAGGCAAATCTAAATATTCACAACTAGCTAAATCTGCTTGGCTAGGAGTAGGAGGACAATTAGGATGACTATGGATTACTGCAACTATTTCACCTTTATCTTCTATAGTGACCCAATCATCTGGGTCAATAATAAAATATTCACCCTTTTCTTCAGCAAGATTTTTACAAGGAAAATACTTTTCTTTACCTTTATAAACAGCTAATAAACCGCAAGCTTCATTTGGAGAATCTTTTTGAGCATGATCTATTGCAGCATCCTTCCAACTCATCCTATAAACGCTCCAATACCAGGGAAAATCTCTGTAGTCGCAATCCTATTGGGTAGTTTTACATTTACTAAATCCAAAGCAGATTGAGCCTCCCAGGTAACAACATCTCTTGTTTCAGAAACTTTACGATCCAAGAAATAAATCTCCTGTGGGAACTCTGCCGTAGGATCTGGTGTTCCAAATGGATTAACTTGAGCACTAGACGAAGATGTTGATTGTTGTTGAATTGTATTAGG